GCCAAGCCATCAAGCAGCTCCAAGAGATGGAAGTCATCGACGGCATCGCTACACCCAAGCAGTCCGTCTCCTGGGTAGTAAGAGAGAGCAAGGCATGAGTGCCCTCACCGTCAACATCGACGGCCTCCCTATCCCACAGGGCAGCATGGTCTCTAATGGCTTCGGCAAAGGGCTCAGGCACTCCAATCACGCCAAGCTCAAACCCTGGCGGTACACCGTCGTCTCAGCCATCCTCCAGGCCAAACCCCCAGACTGGGATCCCTCCCTGCCCGTATCCGTCACCGCCACAGTCCGTTTCCCTCGCCCACAATCCCATTACGGCACCGGGCGTAACGCTGATACCCTCAAGCCATCAGCACCCATCTACCACGCTGTCAAACCTGATATCGATAAAGTCGCCCGCGCCCTAGGCGATGGCATCGAAGAATCCGGTCTCGTCCGCGGCGATCAGCAAATCACCTCCTGGAACATCGCTAAGCGCTACACCGTTGGTGATGAAGCCCCAGGCGTCCTCCTCACACTCATCTCCCTATGACCCCAGAGCAGCAAGTACGAGACCTCCAAACCGACACCACCGCCTTCGGCGCCACTGATGTAAAGGCCATGGAGAATCGCGTGATCGCACTCGACATGCTCTACAAATTCGCCGGCCGCGACAACCCAAATTCCAAAATGAACGGCCTCTACACAGGTCTCTGGGCGCCTTACCCAACTGACGCACCCTAGACTCACCGCACGGAGGCAAATACTGCAGTGGCTAACAAGTCCACTAACGCTGAACTCAAGCTCCGCGTCAACGAGGTTTACGGCCTCCTGACTCGGGGCTACTCTCGTGCTCAAGTCCTGCAACATGCCGCAGACCTATGGCAGGTCTCTGAGCGCCAGGCTGATACCTACATCGCTCGCGCTCGCGAAGTCCTAGAAGCGGACTGCGACATGTCCCGCCCCGCTTACCTCGCTGAAGCCTTGCAGCGCATCCGGCGCCTTGGCCAGCAGGCTGAAAAGCGTGGTCAGCTCATGGTCGCGTTGAACTGCGTGCGCCTTGAGTCGGAACTCATTGGCATGGGAGCTAACAAGTAATGACCCTGCAGGTAGACGTTCTCGATAACGAGCTGATCCGCGTCTGCCTGACAGAACACGGCATTACCAACTGCTGCTTCGTGACTAGCCACCACTTAACAGAAGAGAAGGAAGGACAGCTACGCGCGGCGAACCTGCGTGACGCTTCAAGCGCTTTAGGGGTTGACCCTATGGCTGCGTAGGGGTTACCCTCAAATGAAAGGGGAGGCGGGTTGCAGCCCCCTCCCCACGGATCACTCGCTACCACGAGCAACCATGGACATCATCACCCGAGCCGAAGCCCAAGCACAAGGGCTTAAGACCTACTTCGAAGCAAAGACTTGCAAGCGCGGGCATATCGCCCCGTATCGAGTCAATCCAAACGCCTGCACTGAGTGCATAAAGCTTGCTGCTCGCAAGCCCCCAGCTGAACTGCAAACGTGTGAGCACTGCGAGGGCCAGTTCCGTCCGCGCGTGACCGTTCGGAAGGTTCGGTTTTGCTCCGTGCAATGCAACCATTCGTACAACAACGCTCAACGCTCACGGGATCAAGCCGCTGTTAGGCAAGAGCGTGACGCTCTGATGCAGTGGCTGCCTGGCTACATGCCACGGGCAAAGGCAAGTGAACTTGGGCTGAAAACTTATTTTGTGGGCCACCGCTGCCCAAGGGGGCACGTGGCTCCGCATCTGGTAGCTGGTGGCTGCTCTGTTTGCGCCACTGTTTCTAGCCGCAAATGGCATCAAGAAGCCCGTAAAGCCAAGCCTGAGCTTTACAAGGCTCGGGACAGGGCTCGCGTTCGCCCTCGGACTGAAGAAGTGCGCGCTAAAGAAGCTGCCAAGCGTGAGCGCCGCCGCGATGACATCCGCGCATATTCCCGTGCTTATCAAGTGACAAGGCGCCAAGCGGACCCGCAGTATCGGCTTCGGTGTGCCCTCTCAGGCAGGGTTGGCATGGCCATCAAAAAGCAGTACGGAGCAAAAGCTCATAAGACCATGGAATTGGTTGGATGCAGCATCCCTGCATTGATGGCGCATTTGGAGGCGCAATTCTTGCCAGGCATGACATGGGACAACCATGCCATTGACGGCTGGCACATTGACCACATCCGCCCTTGCACGAGTTTCGACTTGACAGACCCAGAGCAGCAGCGTCAGTGCTTCCACTACACCAACCTGCAACCGCTTTGGGCCTTTGACAACATCAGCAAGTCGGACAGGTGGGAGCCAGCCACAATGGCGGCATGACCCTGTTAGACCGGTGCGCAGGAGGCTCGATTCTGGAGCCTCCCATCCAAGCTGTTCAAACCACTACTGGCAGCCTTGATGAAGTCGAACAGATCCGAGAGCGGGTGCTTTCAGGTCTGCTCCCTTATCAACGACCTATCTGCGAAGACGTAGAGAACAGGATCATCGCGTTTTGCGCGGGCTACGGAGCTGGAAAAACTCGGACCATGTGCGCTTGGACAACTTGCCTGGCGCTTGATAACCCCAATACCACTGGGATCCTCTTTGCGCCCACTGGGCCTCTCGTCAGGGACGTGGTGATCCGCAGTTTGGAGGATTACTGGACTGAGCTGGGGATTCCCTTTGAGTACCGAGCCAGCCCGTTGCCAGAGTTCAAGGTGATGCTGCCCATGGGGCCTGTCATCGTGCTCTGTCGCAGCATGGAAAATTGGCAGCGCATCATCGGCATTAACGCCAGCTTTATCGGCGCGGATGAAATTGATACTTCCAAAACAGAGATTGCTAGCCGCGCCGTAGATAAGTTCCTTGGTCGTCTTCGCGCCGGCAATCGTCGCCAGCTGGGAATGTTCTCGACTCCCGAGGGTTATGGAGTGATGTGGAAATTGTTTGAGGACGAAGCAGACAAGCCTGGGCGCAAGCTGTATCGTGCAGCTAGCACTGACAATCCATATCTCCCCCCAGACTTCATTGATGGGATGCGGGCGATGTACCCGCCTAATTTGCTCGACGCATATATTCGGGGGATCTTCACGAACCTGACGCAGGCAAGTGTTTATCCCGAGTTCGGTAGAGAACTAAACAGGAGCGAGCAGAACGCACCAACTGAGCGCGATATTTTGCACATTGGCTTGGATCTCAATGTGGATCGCTGTGTCATGGCCGTTTGCGTGCAACAGGCCGATGGCATCCATGTGATCCAAGAGTGGGTGGCACGCGACACTCCAGGCGTGATCGAGCGGTTGCGGCAGGAGTACCAGCCATGGATTGACCACGGCCAGCTGATCGTTTGCCCTGACGCCAGTAGCCAAAGCCGCAGCAGCAAGAACGCGGGCATCTCCGACTTCGGCCTAATGAAGGCTGCGGGCTTGCGCCTTCAAACCCAAGCCAGCAATCCCTTCATCCGCGATCGAGTGCTGACGCTCAACAGCCTGATCTTGAACGCCAAGGGCGAACGCAAGCTGTTCGTGCATCCTGATTGCAAGCTGATGCTGAGAGGGCTTGAGCAGCACGCCTACGACCAGGCAACGCAGGCCCCAGAAAAAGGGGATGGTGGTGTCGATGACCTATCCGGCCAGATGGATGCCCTCGGTTATGCGTGTTGGCAAATGGCTGGCATTACGGCCTGGCAGACCAAGGGTCATAACCGCACCCGCGCTAGGCAGGCGTTGAGGTTCTCGTAGACTGCAAAGAACGTAGTGACTGCTAGGCGAGATGGTCGCATCTATACCCGTCGGTAGCCGCGACTGGACCAACTGGCAGGGTGCGGTCAGCGTTAATGACTTCAGCGATGCTGACGATCCCAGCGTGCCAACCGCTGAATACTGGCATCAGACAGCGAAATGGGAACCGGTCAGGGCGTGTCTGGAAGGAACGGCTTATATCCGCGCTAATGCCAACAGGTATCTGCCCCAGAACCCGTTAGAGCTGGATGATGCTTATCGCGGCAGGGTAAGCCGCAGCGTTTACACCCCACTGTTTAACAAGGTGCTGCGGGTAGCGACGGGGTTGATTATGCGCCGTCCTATCAACCTGGAGGGCGACACCTTCTGGGAGGAGTTTGCCACTGACGTAGACCGTGCTGGCACTGGATTGGATGAATTCGTGCGGGATCGGCTCTACCTGTCCTTGGCGTATGGCGCTAGCTCATGGCTAGTGGACTTCCCTAAGGGCGAAGGGATCAGGACGTTACGCGATCAGACCGAGGCACAGCTGCGTCCGTACTTTGTCCCGGTGGATCCTTGGAGTGTCATCGGTTGGCGTCATGACCCACGGGAGTCAAACAAGCTGCAGCAGGTACGGCTGCGCGAGATGGCAGTCGTGCAAAAGGGCAGGTTCGGCACTGAGGGGAAAGAGCGGGTCAGGGTGATCGAACCCACCAAGTACGAGCTATGGGAGAAGCAACCCAACGGCTGGGCACCTATCGAGAGCGGCCCGATCGCTATCGGTGAGATCCCGTTGGTCACTACCTACAGCGGCAAGATTGCAACGCTGATGAGCAGCCCGCCGATGGGCGAGCTAGCGCAGCTGAGCCTGGCTTATTACCGCGTGCATAGTGATTTGCAGCAGGCGTTGCATGTCGCGGCGCAGCCGATTCTGGTACTGAAGGGTTGGGATGATCAGTCTGACCCTGCAGGCATGAGTGTGAACAACGCCCTGGTGATGCCACCTGAGGGCGACGCAAAATATGTGGAGCCTGCTAGCAGTGCGTTTGACGCACAACGCGAAGAGCTAGAAGGTCTGGCCAATGCGATCAAGAGCCTTGGCATGGCGATTTTGACCGAGGAAAAGTCAGGCGTCGAGTCAGGTAAGGCCAAGGCGCTGGACAGGTTGGATAGCAACAGCCTGCTGTCGGTGGTATCGGTGAACCTGGAGCGCACGCTGCAGCAGAGCTTTGATATGGCCGCGGCCTACATGGGCATGGAGCCGCCTGTGGTGAGCATTGATCGGGACTTCGATGTGGAGCAGGTAGACGGTCAGATGATGACGGCTGTGAATACCCTGTTTACCTCGGGTCTGCTGGATCAGGAGACAGCGCTGCGGATTCTGGAGCGCGGGGAGCTATTTGATGACACGGTGGACGTGGAGGAGGTAATGGCTAGAGCTGAGACGGAGCAGTTGGAGAGCATGGAGCAGGAGATGAGCAAGCTAGAGATGCAGACGGAGATTGCTGCTAAGGCTGCGCCGCAGCAAGCACCGCCTAAGGGCTGATGATTGAAGACCAAGCCTTTGCGGCGATCCGTAACGCCATCAGGCTTGAAAACCTATCGCGCGATCTGGCGTCCAAAGTGACGCCTGAATTGGCGATGATCTTTAAAGAAGTCCGCGAGATCGTAAAGACGATGCCGCCAGGGGCGTTAGAACGCGAGATCCGCTACAAGCAGCTGCGGTTACAGCTCGCGAGCATGTTCACCGGTCCCAATGTCGCGTTTTACAGAGAGCTAAAGCAGGGGCTTGATGGTGAAGTGCTTAGACAGGTGCAATGGGCTGAAGACTGGCTGCGCATTGCTACAACTAACAACCCCGAGCAGGAGGTGATAGCAAGTATTCCGCGTGATGGGGTATCGCTACCAGTGGTTGATGGGATTGGAAGCAGACCGCCTATTGCGTCGGTGCAGTTTACGCGCACTCAGTTAGTAGCGATTACAGAGAAGACTGAGGTTTTAGGCAAGAGTCTAGAGCACCTGTTTGGTCCTAGCGAGGGTACAAGCGTCTGGATTCGAGACAACATCAAGCAGATTGATAAGGCGGTGAAGCAAGGCTTTCTGTTGGGCGAGACAAACGAGGAGATTGCGAACCGTCTGCCTGGGATGGGTCAATTAGCAGTCACGCGCAATCGTGCCATTGCACGTACGGCGGTGATGGACATGAGCCAGCGCGCACACGAGACCTTCTGGGATGCGAACAATAATTTTGATTGGATAGATCCCGAGACGGGCGAAACGCGTGAGGTCAGGGTGATCAAGCTATGGGAGTTTGATGCAACGTTTGACTATAGGGTGTGCCCGCAGTGTTATCCGTATAACGGCAAGCGAGTGAAGAACCGGAGCGATCTCCCTTCAGTACCACGGCACCCAAATTGCCGGTGCCGCATCTTGCCATTAACGGCAACAGCATTGGAGCTTGAGAAGGAAGATATGGCAGCGGGGATGAAAACATCCATAGTTGAAATCAACAAGAACGCGAACACCGCTAAGGGCAGGGTTTACAAGACCAAGGCAAGGGTGGGCAACCGTAAGTACACCAAGTCTTCGCAGGACATAGAAGTCCCAGTGGGTCAGCGTCCAACGATGGGTTTGTTCTTGTTGCGGGCTAATCAGGAAACGCGGGAGGCGGTACTGGGCAAGGCCAACGCCAAGCGGTTTGGTGAAATGATCAAGGGCAGCGAAGGCAGCAAGGCGGTGCTAGAGGCAGATGATGCGTTGCGGGAGATAGTAAAGAATCCAGCGCGTCGCCGCAGATAGACTGCCTCCATATCGCCACGCAAAAATGAGCTGCTGGATCCCAGGCCCCTGGGGCAATTTCAACGGGGCGCCTGTCAAGCCGCAGCCTGAATCACCCCATCAGGCAGCAATCGCTGAGCCGAAGCCTGTAAAGCGCACCACCCGCGAGACGCAGAAAGATGGCTGACATCGTTAGCGCTGGCATTGTTGCCGGTGAGCTAATCATCGGCCTGTCAGATGGCAGCCTGATCCGTGCTGGCATCGTCCAAGGGCCACAAGGTCTGCAGGGTGAGCGCGGACCCGTTGGTTCTACAGGTCGCGCTGGCACTGATGGCAACACCGTCTTGCATTCACAGGGTCGCCCTCGTGCAGACCTAGGAAAAGAAGGTGACTGGTGCATCGACACCACCCATTGGGAGATCTTCGGGCCTAAGTCAGCCGGCAACTGGGGCAAGGGTCAGCCGCTGTTGGTAGACGGCAGCAAGATGGGCACCCTTGATCAGGGTGGCAAGCGCATCAAGGGCGGACCGGGCAGGTTCTTCCCGATGGGTGGCGCGTCATCGTCTGTTGCTGCATTGCCGCCTACGGGTGAAGGGCTGGAGCCGATCATTGGTAACGGCGGCCCGTTAGGTGCAAACACATGGACGCCCCTAGCGATTGATGACGAGGGCGATTTAATCGAGGCAACGCTGTACTTCAGCCGTGCTGGTGGCAACGAGGTTTACGTCGCCAAGGTGATTGCCTTCAGGGCTAATACGCAAGGCAACCTGACCATCGCGTGGGAGGCGGCACAGCCAACGTCCATGACGTACGTCATCACGTTTGACGCAGTAGTGATTGGGGCGCAGCTCACCGTCAGGGTGCAGTCAGACACCAGCTGGGAGTCAATCCGAGGTCGTGTGTCAAAACTGTGAGTCAGCTCTAATTCTTAGACTGGCTAGGTACTCGGGTCCGCTCGCGGGGGTGCCTAGTGTCTGCTCAGTTAGCTGACCTCGTTGCCGATCTATTGATCGACACGATTAACGGGGTCTTTGCCCGTATTGGTAGTCCAATCGCTTATAAACCCCAGCGTGGGGTGATCGGGCTGAGCGGCGCCTGCAACAACTCCCAGCCGGAGTTTCTGGATACCCAGAGCATCTTCAAATCAGGCGACACCTACGCGGTAACGCAGGTCGCAGCCAACCTGCAGACGTTTATCCGTATCCCGGAGACGATTCAGAAGCAGGACTTCCTGGCATTTGATATCTGGGATACCACAACGCCAAGGCTCACGGCGCGCAAGCATTTTGCGTGGAAGGTGGACAACACCCTCGACGCCAAGACACCTCTGGCGCCTGACGCAGCGATCCCGCCATGCCTCCCTCCCCCAGTGGCTATGCAGAACCTGGGGCAGCCGGCAACCCGAACGCACACGCCTATCGCCTCAGGCGGTACAGCTGGCCCCTTCACTGCCCGGAATGGCTTCAATGCACACGGCAGCAAGGGTGTTGATTTCGCTGATCCCGACAACCCCACCAACTGGCTAAACCCCAGCGGTGACGGCGATGTCGTCAACTCGCATTGGTTCTGGGATCATGCCAACTTCATGCGGTGGGATGGCCGCATTGGCTTCCTGCCTAACCCCCTGGCAGAGAACATCGCTAGCGGCGAGTGCTACGCGGTGCGGATGGACTTCAGCGGCAGACCGCTGGGGCGGATCGCAGTCTGGGACGGCAACCTCAGAGGGCCTGCTGTTGCTGCAATGCCAGCGGGCAACGTGTTCGGCGTTATCCGACTGTTCAACCTGACTGACCCGGTGCTCGGGCAGGTGGAGCTAGACGGATTTGTCACGCTTACCGACGACCCTACCGTTGCTTCAACCGCTGGTGAGTACGTCCTCAACAGCACGGGTCAAGCGCTGACCGTAACTGGCGGTTCAGCTGCTGGCACGGTGCTGAACGATGGCGACGCGCTGCTATGGCTAGGCGATGTGCGCATCGGCGCTGCAGGTTGGGCAGTGGTGCAAGGCCCGAACTTCCAGTTCACCCACCAAGGCGCTGCAGCAGTAGGCGTCACGCCAGGTAACTGGCGCTTCCTGAACATTCAGAACTGGGTCAAGAGCCTGCGGGCTACAGCAGACCAGGCCACTGACACACAAGTTGGCGACTTCCAGACCACTACTGAGCTTCTCGGCAAGGAGATCAAGGTCTGGCAGAACGGCGCCTGGGTGAACATCTTCTCGGAGGTGGATGTCCGCGCCTGGATTGCTGCGCTGTCGCTCTTCGAGGGCACGGTGCAGGAAGACGCCGGCACGGTGCTGAACGTCATCAAGTTCGCAGCACTGCCTGACCTGCTACTTAACACCCAGATCGGGCAGATAGCCCACTACTTCACGTTCACTGGCTCAGCTGGTTACGTCATCCAGGCAACCGATCCCAATGGCATTGGCAGGGATCTCACTGGCACTGTCCTGAACCCAGGTGACTGGCTGCAAATTTCTAACCGCTCTGGTGATGTAACAGCGCCAGACCTGCATTGGGTGCATGTAGGCGGTGACCTGCTAACCAAGGCACGCGGTGACAACCTCTACGGCCTGAAGCCCTGGGTGGCAGGCGGCTGGGAACAAGGCTCGCTGGTGGTGCATAACAACTCCATCTGGCGAGCTACTGGCCCCGTCATCACGACAGATACATCACCTGGCACGCTTGCTGACCCTGGCCCGCCGGTTGTTACCGCAGCACCATGGGAGAAGGTGAACCTGGCCGCAGGCGTGCGCTGGGTGTCCACTGATGTAGACCTTCCCGCTACTGCACCTGCAGGCGAGATCTACTTCGTGCTGCAATCAGCAGTAGCAGGTGGTGCAGCAGGACTCTTTTACTGGGATGGCGCTGCTAACTCCTGGGTTCAGATCGGTGGTGCAGGTGCTGGCAACACCATGGACCTCAGCTCCGGTCTGCCCGTGGTCAACGTGGGCGTGCCGATCGGCAGCATCCAGATGTGGCTAATGAACGACCCGCCGCCTGGGTGGTTGATCCTTAACGGCCAGACATTCGCGGCTGCTACCTACCCAGAGCTGGCTCAGGTTCTGGGCAACACCACCCTGCCTGACTTCAGGGGTGCCTTCATCAGGGGTGCAGGCGCTAGCGCTCGTGGTTGGGGCGAGGCAACACGTCAGCCCAATACCTGGC